CAGTCATCGTCGCATAGTCGCCGCCAGTCATCTTCGCAGATTCGCCGCCAGTCATCGTCGCAGATTTGCCGCCAGTCATCGTCGCATATTTGCCGCCAGTCATCGTCGCAGATTCGCCGCCAGTCATCGTCGCAGATTCGCCGCCAGTCATCGTCGCATAGTTGCCGCCAGTCAATGCAGACAGTGATCCGCCTTGAATCACGCATTTTTCTCCGCACTCCAATACAGCTCCAATCACAGCCACGTTTTTAGCCTGCGGTTCATTCTCAATGATGTACGCAGCGGCCTTTGATTTTTCGCCGACAAAAACAACCTTTCCACTTGGAAACTTGCATTTACCACCAAGCATGCGAATACCAGCGGATTCAACTTCCACAACCAGCCACTTAGCGCCATCTGTATTCCAGTGATCGCTTACGCTGTGATCGCCTTGACCGAATAACCAACCATGCAAACCTGATCCGCATTCTTCGTTGTCTTTCCAATCAGCAGCGGTAGCGATACCACCAACACCAGGCCACACAAAGCCATTTTTGCTACTCATGTCAGGCGCACAGACGCGCAGTATTAGTGATGTTGCTGGTTTTACTTTCTTTTTCGTCATTTTTAACTCCTTTGTTGAAAACTTAATTTTGTCCCAAGGATGATTATTTGCAATCGGGGTTTACCCTTAGTCCGTCTTCAAAGCGTCTTTTGCCATCTGAATCACTGTCGGAGTCCGGCCTTTCGGATTGGCAAGAATAACCATGGCCCATTGCTTGTGGTCAATGGTTTTGATTTCGCGGCTTAACGCACCCAAAACCTTTGCAGCAATCTCAGGGTTAACCGTAGGCGCAGGAAGCATGTCCAGCTTCTTGCTTGGCGCAGTCTTGCAAAGGCTTCGAAACTGGCGGGCATTGATAACTGTGTCTGGAAGGTTTTTCAGTCCCCACATAATCATTCGCTTAGATTCGTCAGAATGCATGAAGCCGCTCAGTGCATCAGCCCAAATAGTCTTCACATCTACGATAGGAGCCGTTCCTAGCGATCTATCCCATGCCGCCCCATAGGTTGCACCCATTATGCTGAAGACGTGGTCTACGGCTGCTGTAGCGTTCATTTTGATCCACCCTGCATTTGCTTGCGCATAGCTTTCCTTTTGTCCAGAATGATGCGGGCTTGTTTGTCAGTCAAATACTCCTCCTTCATCAATTTTCTAAATACGGTACTTGAGACACCAAGGGCCTTTGTGGCTGCATCTTCTGAGCCAAGCTCTTCCAAAACTTTTTTGCAAATAACCAAAAACGGGGCTGTTTGCAAAGGAGTCAGAACGATGATTCGTCTTGTTGTCCTAGCTTGTCTATCGAAATAAGAAATCATTCTCCAATCTCCAAAAAAGTGGTTTCAGCTTCGATTATTTGGCCTTGCAGCGGCCTTTGTCTATCAGGGTGAACCCTACCAGTCTGCTCCTCCCATCGCGCCCATCCTGCCTCGCGGTCACGTTCTGCGAAGGTCTTTTGTTGCTTTCCAGTGTCCTGTTTATCGGAAACCCAATCCGCCTTAAATCCTCTCCATCCACGGGTGCAGCATTCTTTCAAAGCATCTTCAAGTGACCACCCTGCTTTGTTTGCCTCTCGCTGTATGCCGTCTAGTGCAGTCTGAGTGAGTTTTGCTTTCCTGCTTTTTATGAAATCTTTCCACGTTTGGACAGACACGCCTTCAGGCGCATCGATACTATCCATTCCCTTCCTATCCTTGATCCCTTCCTTGATACTATCCTCCGACGACACTTCGCGAGGATTCGCGAGGATTCGCGAGGATTCTTTTTGTTCAGGTGCTGGCGGTATCTTTGATGCTGTTGGCTTGTCAATCTTTTGGTGTTTGTGCCATTGGACAATTTCAATATATTGATCTTCAGCCGCTGAATATCGGACGATGCATTGCTCTTTTTCAAGCTCTGAAAGCCATGTTTCTATGTGCTTCCGTGCGTCGTCATCGTATGGGTATAGAAGGCTCGCGAGCATTCGCGAATTTCCGCGAAGCCTACCAGAGTCATCTGCCAATGTGAAAAGCAGTATGAAACACAATCTGGATTCACGACTAACGCGGCCCATGCTTTCCGATTGTGGAAATTCGGGCTTTATTGTTCTGATTCTTGCCAATTTTGGCTCCAAAAGAAAAGCCGGTGAACCATGGAACAAGCATGGAGCACCGGCTTTAGGCCGAGAAGGCTTTGCACTATATCTACCTTGTTCGTAGAAGTGCGAAGAATTCGCTGTTGCTATTTTAGCAAGCTGCTTAGAGGTTGTCAAAGCCTGTCATTGCTGATCCTTCTTTTGTGAGTTTTGCCAAGCGATGTAAGAACCCAGGTCTTTCCCGCAGTCTCTGCATATAGCCTGAAATTCACGATTTGGCCTGACATTTTCATGCTTGCAGCGCCATTGTTTCCATGCCGTAACAGCCCAAACAATCAGCGCAATCAGCAAAAATAGCGAAAACATGGCGATTCCAAAAATGTCGCCAAGGGTTACAAATAATGTCATTTTGAGAAAATCCTTTCGTATTCCTCTTGTGCTTTGTCTGAGTGATTTAATGGGTGATCGTCATCCCACTCGCCGATTTCCCGAGTTTCAATAAATAAAACACTAGGACTAATGCAATGGTTTGGATAACGCTGATTTTCAAGTGTTTCCTTGACGCCATCTGCACCTAGACCATCAAAGTCCAGAACGTAAACAGTTAGTTTGTGAACTTGCATATCAACCTTTCACGGGTGGAGCACCATAATACCGTTTCAGCTTTCCGTCCTGCTTTTTCAAGATGGTCCAGCCCTCTGCGCGAATGTCGGAAATGCGACGATGTGGGGAAACGGAAGGCAACACGTTTGCAATGTCAACGGATGTGCAGCCACGCTTGCTCAGTAGCAGGCGTTTGAGTTTTTGTAGTTGGTTCATTGGAATACTCCCAATATTTTTCCGAATGCGTTGTAGCTATGTGATTGGCCTATGCCTGAGTTATTGTAAAAATTATCGTAAAAATCCCTTTGACTAGAAGGCGATCGAAAATAATTATCATATCCATGTACATCAATGGTGATTGTTTCAATTTTTGGCAAAAACTGTACATGATGCTCGCTTAAGTGACGTTCTGCGCTTTTATCTATGCATTCAGAAACATTGCGCTGTGCTGTTTTTGCGGCTAAGTCCAACCATTCAAAGTCTTTAATCATTGGGTGTCCTTTGCTGCTGTTATTCATCGTTCCAGCATTGGCAAATACCAACTTCTGGTTGTTCATCGCCACAATGCGGGCAGAATTTTTCAAAAACATACCTGCGTTGATCTTGTGTATCCATAAGCGTAGCCGTGCATTCCTTCTTATCCACGCAATCAAGCATGTAGATGCGGTTTAGCACGATGTCGGTGAAGTCTGCGGGTAGTTTGCTGGACTCGAATTCGATCAAGATTCTGTGTTTCATTCTTCTTCCTTCATAAAAAGCCGTTGCCGCCCACTATCGGTTAGCTCCGGCGTGCTGAGAATTAGGGCCTGCACCAGAATCGCAGTCCTGGCCGCTTCACGGTCTCCCGGCTGGTCAGTGACAAACGCCGCCATTGTTGCCTCGTCTAGCAAAGCATTGGCAAAGACTAGCTCTTGTGTCTCAGTCATTTTCTAACCATTCCATAATTTCTCCTAGTTGATGTGCAAAGGTTACAGGCTAAAAATCTTTTGTCTATCAGGGTTTGTACCTATAGTTTTAATTTCAAGCCGTGGCAAAGTAGAGGTATCTAAGGAGAAAACGATGGATAACACAAAAGACAATTCAGCTACAGATATTGAGATTGCGCAGACTATCGGAGCGGCTGCTGCTGAGTTTGACGCTGGTGAGCTGGCAGACGTTGCGTATATTGCGTTTGAAGAGATCGCAGACGCCATTGCAGAAAACAACCTGTTTCTGGTTGGTGTAATCATTTTCAAAGCCCGCCAGCAGCGGATTGCAGATATTGCCAGTGAAGCTATTTATGGCCGCGTTGGTGTCATTAACCCTGAACAAGTAAAGGTGTAATCATGAAACAAGACCACTTTTTGAACGAAAAGCCAACAGACTGGAATGCAGTAGGGCATAAGGCTGTGCAACGTGTTTGCTGGTTTGCTTGCGGGTTCCTATTTGCTTACTTGACTTGGGGGCCAAAATGACTACAACCTACACACTGACGCAGCAGATCATTGACGATGCGGTTGAGCTGCTTGTTACATCGCTGCACCACATACCGGCTGCAGAGCCTGAATTGAAGGCTGATACGAACGCAATGATCCACTTGCTTCGCTCCCTCACACCAAACAGCGGGGAGCCGGTGGCTTACCTATGGGCTCCGACGAAGAAGCCAGAGTTGGCGCGGCTGTCTTTTGACCGTGCCCCGAGTGTGCAGCTAAAGGCGCTTGGGTATGTCTCCACTGAACTATTCACCCACCCAGCACCAAGCACCAGCCAAGAGCTAGAGTCGTTCCGGGCGACGACCGGCTGCGCAACAGCAGGAGAGTTCAAATCGGCACTCAGTGCAGCGGCATGGCAAGCACCAAGCACCAAGCCTGCTTACTCCTATGCCGGTGTGACTGTGTGGCTTGGAGATAAATCGATTACTCAGCACATAGCACGGTGTCAGATAGATACTGAACGTGTGAGTGGAATGAGCCTGTCCAATACGGCGAAGCACTGCCTTGATATGTTATCCACCCCACAACAAGGAGAAACCAAATGAGCAAATTTGCCGAGATTATTGGGTGGCTGACTATAGCGTTTTCATTTGTGGCAATGCTGCCTATCGGCATGGACTTTCGATACTGCTTTGCACCTACTGGACATTGCTTCAAAGGAGAAACCAAATGACTACACAACAAACTGAGCGCGATGCGCTGCGCAAGCTGGCAGTAGATGCAAATCCAGAAGTGCATGGGTACACCGGTGAGTGGTTCACGGCAAATGCGCTGCACCTTAATTTCGGCCTTAGCATAGAAAACGCGAAGTATGTAGCTGCCGCCAACCCCGCCAAAGTCATCGAGCTACTGGACGCAATGGATGCGCAGGACCAGCAGATCGCGGAGCTGGACAAGCAAGTGTTTGCGCTGACTGGTGAAGTGGCGAACAAAGCCGACTACGCAGCTCGCATGTACCGGATGCACCAGGAAGTTAGCGCCGAACTCGATGCGCTGCGGGAGCAGGAGCCCGCATGGTGGCACGCCGAATGCGCCGACCCAGACTACTCTGGGTTTCACCAGAGTGAAGGGGATGCATTCACAGAAGTTAGCGATCATGGCGGGTACTACTACGCTCTTTACACCAAACAGGGCGCCGTCGTAGCACCCGCCCAGCCGCAGGATGTGAATGCGGAGCTGGTGGATGCGCTGGAGCGCATTGCTGACACCAAAAACTATGGCGAAGATGGAATCTGGAATGCCGAATCGTATCCTGATGAAATAGCCCGCACCGCACTAGCCAAAGCAGCGCAACAGAAAGGCCAATCATGACCACTTTCAAGATGCCAGAGCCAACACTACATGAAAGCGGGCCAACGGATTATTTTGGTAGGTTGCTGTGCTACACGAAGGAAGATATGAAGAACGCACTGCGCGATGTGCTGGAGCAGGCTGCCAAGATTTGCGACGAGCGGGCCAATGGTGAAAACGATGCGCAGTGGTGTGCAGACAGAATCAGGAGTTTGAAATGACCCAACCCACAAACTGCCGCGCTGTCTTGGAGCAGGCGCTGGAACCATTCAAAGTGCTTTTCGAGCAGGCGGCCGCTATGAATCCGGCACCCGCAAATGTGCGCTGTCAGATTGCTATGCGTGATCTCCGCGCTTTGATTTACGCACATGACGCCCTCGCCGCAGGGCGTGCAGCGCTGGAACAACTGCAGGGGGAGCAAGCGCGACTTGGAATGCGTGACGGCCTAAACATGGCGCTAGCTATCGTTGAGCTTTACGGCATGAAATTCGATGTTATCCACAGGGAGATTGCCAAGTTACGCGACGAAATAAAGGTCCACCCCCAAGCCAGTGAGCCAGAGCCAAACCCATGGAAAGAGGCTGTGCTGGATCAGCTTGCAATACACGCAATGGATGCGCCTGTTGAAACTCCACCAGCGGAAATCATTCAGAGCATCATTGACATGGCTATTGCGATGGCGACTGACCTTCGCGTCACCGATGAGCCAGCGCAAGGGGAGCGGGTGGAGGTTGACTGGCAAGACCAATACTGGAAGCAGAAGCGCCGCGCCGAAATGTGGATTGCTAAATATGAAAAAGACATTGGTCCGCTTGAAAAGGCGTACCCAGTTGCCCCCCTGCAATCCACCGCACAGCCAGACCATATTGTTGACGCTAACAAAATGGTAGAGCAGCCAGTGGGGGAGCTGACGGACGAGCAGATCAGCAGCATTTACGATTGGTCTGGTGAAACGCCTCACCTCTACTTTGCCCGCGCCATCATCGCAGCCGCCAAAGCGCAGCCAGAGCGCAATCCGCTGACGGAAGACCAAATATCAGAATTGCACAGAGATGCGTATACGACTGGAAAAGCCTTCACAACGCTTGAGGTGTATAGGTATTTTGCCCGCGCTATCGAAGCCGCGCATGGAATCAAGGGGGCGGAATCGTGAGCATCAGCAAGCAAGAGGAAATAATCAGCGCACTGTGGTTCATCTGCTCCCTACTTGCCTTCATCGCAGGATTCAAAATTGCGGGGTGGTTTTTCGCAATAAAAGCCGGTGGCGACATGATTTTCGCGCTGGTATTTGCGTACAAAGAAGCCATTAAAGAACTACACATCAAAGGAAAATCATGAAAATGCGACAACGACGCAAGCAATTCTGGTTTTTTTCGTACCGTGAGCAAGGATACGACGACTACGAATTCCTCTGTGGGTACTGCCGCAATGTGTTCATGCGCTCACACAATAGAAGTGTTAGATAGGGTAAACACCTATTCCAAATATCCGCGATATCTATAAGATTGAGTTTTTAAGGAGCTAAAAAATGAAAGTAAAAGGAACGGTTAAGGCTTGGGTAACACAATATGGCGCGAAGCTAGACCAAATCGAATCAAGCATCAAAGATGGAAATAAAGACGCTGCTGTTTCTGGACTTTATTACACAAATGCACCAATGCAAACAGATGGATGGTTTGAAGTTGGCGTTGCCACAATCACCGTCGAATTCTTCCCACGCGAGGCCATCGTATCCAAGCAGATCGAAGGCTTGCGCGAACAACTGCGCCAGCATCGTGTCAATGCGGAGAATGCTGAGCAGGCTATTCTGAGCCAGATCAGCAATCTTATGGCTATCACGGGCTGAATATGCGCTTAAAAGATCATCTGATTGAATTGATCGAATCTGGACAACCTCTCACACTGGAAAATCATGAAACAAATCGCAACAGCATTAGTAAAAGCTCAGAAGGAATTCGGGCCAGCACTCAAGACCAATACAAACCCACATTTCAAGAGCAAGTATGCCGACCTGTCAGCTTGCGTGGAAGCGGTGATTGATGCCTTGAATAACAACGGCATTGCATTGATTCAGCAAACCCATGACGATGCCACTGGCGTTACTGTGGAAACTATGTTTTTGCATGAATCTGGTGAATCACTGTCAAGCGGCAAACTTCACGTACCTGCAAGCAAGCAAGACCCGCAGGGGTACGGTTCAGCACTCACATACGCCCGCCGCTATTCATTGATGGCTGCTTGCGGTATTGCGCCCGAGGATGACGACGGTAATGCTGCTTCGCGTGGACGACAAGCGCCAGCACAGGAGTCGCTAGATATGTCTCCAAAAGCCCGTGCAGCACGCATTACAGATGGCGTCAATGCTGGTGATGCTGCTGGCGCTGCGATTGCATTGGCTGGGTTTTCCGAGAAAGAACTGGCCGCTGTATGGGTGCTGATTGACACTACTACACAAGAAAAACTCACTTCCGCATGGCCGAAGGATTGAAGATGAAAATCATTATTGTATTTATGGCTTCGGTTTTTCTTTCTGCTTGCGATTTAGGAGAGGTTAGCAGACCAGACAACTGCTTGCGAGCCGATCTTTTTAAGCAATGTCTCGCGGCTGTTCCAAAAGGACCAGAGCGCATCGGCAACAGCAATGATTGGGATGAGGTTGTAGGAGCTTGTGAGAATGCTGCATATCACCAATCCCTGCGGAAACTTTCTTCTATCAAAAAAGAGTGCCAACCATGACCGCACTTTACAAACTGACAAATGCATACCTAGAGCTAGCCGAAAGGCTAGCGGATGGTGACTTTGACGCGCAGACGATTGCCGATACTATCGAAGCGTCTGGAATCAGTGACGAACTTGCTGTAAAGGCTCAGGGAATCGAATTCGTCGCCCGTGGTGCAGAGTCACACAATCTGGCGATTGATGCGGAGATTGCCCGTTTACAGGCTCTAAAGGAACATCGAAACAAAGTAGCCGCTGGGCTTCGGGCTTACTTGCTGGACAACATGCAACGCGCAGACATTGATAAGATTGAATGCCCGTTGTTCAGCATCAGCATTCGTAAGAATCCGCCATCCGTGGAGATCATCGATCAGCTTAGTCTGCCATCTAAATTCATGGTAACTCCAGAGCCCAAGCCACCAGTTGCAGCGCCAGATAAAAAGGCCATTGCAGCGGCGTTAAAGGCTGGAGAGAATGTTCCAGGTGCGCGGATGATTCAAGGTGTTCGACTGAATATCACTTAACACCAGCAGCAGCGCGGCATTCGTAATAGATGCTACTTACCAGTGCCGCGACTGACAAACCAGTAACCTAATGCAGCAGATGCCTGACCAGTAATCCAGGCAAATGCTTGCATTCCCATGTCGTACTGCTGTTCTGTTGACAGGGTGGGCCACACTTCTACGAGCTTGCCGATCAGAAGCCAATTCAAGTAGATCGCTGCACCCGTCAGGATAACTGTCAGTGCTGGCCTAATCCACGTTTGCATTGCCTTGCCAAAGACCAGCAATACTTTCCACCTTCCGGCTTGTTTCAGCGTTTCCGGGTCCAGCTTGTCAGATTCAAAACTCTGTCCTATAGCGGTAAACCGTGCGACTTCTGCCGTTGCGTCGCCTTCGACAATGGCAACCTCCTTGCGACCCTGCGCCTCTACTTTGGCATATTCAAGGTCTTTGTCTTTGGTTGCGAGTTCATGCGCCCACCGGCTTACATCGTGTTCGTTATCGATGCGTTTTGCGTCAAGGTCTGTTTTCTTGTTTAGGAAAGCAAAAACACCACCAAGCAAAGAGCCAAAGGCGCTAGACCCGAGAATTGATAGGATCGCTGTAATCATGTTATCTCCAGTGTGAAAGGCTCTCCGTTGGCCCATTGCATAAGCATATTCAGTGCTGGCCTGCTAACAATCCCGGCCCGCTGCATCTTGCCTTTGTTGTTTGCCATCCTGCCGAGTTTCATAGCAGGCGCTATGCATCCGTGCAGTTCTGTTGTGTATCCAAGGTCCGAATTGCCCGCAAAGTTAGCCGGATGGATCAGGACGTTTGATCTTCCTTGCACATTTTGGACACCATAGACGCGGCCAAACTTAGGGCTGTTGACTATGGCGCATGTATAGGAGCCTTTGGGTATACAGCTTTTCTGAGGCAAGTTGTCACGCCAGGGTAGTTCAACAGTGAACACCATCTTTCCATCGAAAGACAGGAAGCCAAATGTCCCTTGGTCTGTACTTTCTCCACGATTCAACACAGCTTTTTTCACTTCTTGCCTTTCAGCATACGTATGTCAGACTCTGCGTTTTCCATGCGGAATTGCATTAGCTGGAGAATTCCATTAGCGGTATAGGACTTGCTGTTGCCTTCCTGTAGCTCTTTCTTCAGGTCGCGCACTTCTTCAACCAGCCGATCTACCTTAAACCAAACCGTGGCAGTGAAAGAGGCAATGACAATGATCCCACTAACCACCGCTGGAAGTGGCATTCTCCATTCGATAATGTGCTGCGGTCTGCTTGTCGGGATTATGTCTTTGCCTGCCATCTTTGCCTACTTTGGGTATTTTGCTTTCACTTCCAGACACGCATTGGCGTATGCCTGCATCTGCACGACATCCCCCTTTACCCATCCGTCAATGTAGTCTGTGATAGGTGGATAGGCGGATGCTCGGAGTTCTGCATATGACAAATCAGGCTTGTTTTTCTCGGTTATTTCAAAGGCTTCTGCATCACTAATCTTTACGCATCCGGCAGGCAGCATGTGCGCAAACTCCGGTTCAATATTGTGAAGCGAGTAGCCGGATGGCTTAGATTTGTCTGGTGTTTTGTAGTTCATGGTTTTTCCTTAGCGCAGTTCACGCACATAATCAACAGTTCCGTTTCCAGAAACAAGAGTTAATGAATATGATGCCCCTGGTGGAATTTCAACGCCCTCAAACCAGATGTAGTTAAGCGAAGCGCCACCATTGTCAGCTATCAATAAACCATTGATATATACACCGACAACCATTGCGGAGACATTCGCACACCGGCCAGATAGGGCAATAACTTTCCCTGTGGTGTTGTAGTAGGTAGTACCCATAGTTCGGGTGACTGTTTGCCAAGTTTGGCTGTATCCAAGGCTAGACATTGAAGTAAGAGCCTGCCCACCGCTACCCTGAATCGTGCTTGGAGCAGTGGCCCAAGTCCCCGCCGTTGCTTGTGTTGACTCGATATAACCAATCACGCGATAAGCAAGACTCGAACGCGCTGTTGTTGAATACATAACGGTAGCGCTGTCTGCCGCACCAGCACCACCCTCTGCCGTTGTGCTAATCAATCCGGTCTCATCCAGATTCACGCCGCCTGAAATGTTCCCTGCTGCTAGTTCAATGGTTCCGGCATTGTTCATTGCTATAACGACAATGCGGCTTTGTTGTGCACTTACAGTTCCAAGAGTTGAACCGCTGGAAATAACAAGGCTTGCAGGCGTGCCACTGACCGTAGTTACGGTGCCGCTACCGAGCGTGGTAGACCGGAAAGTTAACGATAGAGCAGATGCCGAGATTGTCAGTGCATTGGCCGCTACAGATGCAGATATTGGCTGAATCTGAGCTGCGCCAGTACCAGACAATGCAGTACCGTCTGCCCTTGTGTATTGGGTGCATCGAACGACACCGGACGCCTCACCACGGAATACGGCTACGTCATTTGCGGCTGTGTTAATACTGGCACCGGTAGGCAGTAGCAGACTAGCACCATAGGTCAAAGTAACTATTCCATCAAAAACGACTGTTCTTTCCTCGCCTTGACCTAGGGTGATAGCGGTAACCGTGGTTGTGCCAGTGATGTGTACGTAATCACCTGTTGCCGTATCAAGGTTTACAGTACCGGCCGAAGCAATGGCCGCGCCTTGGGAATACGGCCGCTGCTCATTGATGACAAATTGAGTGCCGTCATAGGTGACAGAGTAGACTTGCGCGGAAATCAAATCCTTAGCTGTCAAGGCAACCAATCCGCCAGATGACCGCTTTTTAACGTCTTTTGCTCCCAAGCCTGCAATGTTGATAGTCACAGCGGTTGTATTGCTTGCGGCTGCTATGAACGCGAACGTCTGCCCTGCGGCATATGCAGAAGGTGTAAAAGTTCCAGATGCCGTAATCGTGTCGCCACCGGCGACAGTGGATAGATACTGAGCCGTCCCGTTCACCGCTTGGTTTGCGCTCAGATACTGAGTCAGGGCCAGCGCATCGCCGACACCAGTGTGACGGAAACCGCCCATGACAAGGTTTGCTGTTGGCGTGGTTTGACCATCCTTCGCAATTGACCCCGTAAGTGCAGTTGCAATGTCTGAAAGTGTGTTATTTGCCCATGTGCTGCTGATTGTTGTGTTCGAAACAACAGGGTTGCCAGAAGGCAAAGTGTATGTACCTGATCCATTTCTCATGTTTTTCTCCTTATTTCAAAAATGTCAGCTTGTAAAGTGTGGATAAATACAACGCCACAATTTCATCGATGATGTTGTTTAGCGCTGTATCTTCATCCGGAACAAAGTCTCTAATGTCTTCAATAATCACTAAATGGCGCTTAAGAATCGGCAAAATCTCGCCTTTTTGGCTTGGCAAGTCAGGCAGTTCGCCTATCTTTTGCAGGTTGCGACCCATCCATGCCTCGGTAAAAGAGTCCGCGAGGTCAATTAATTCGTCATAGAATGAACCAAGGGCAACATGCTCTGAATACGTCGATGCATTCAAGTGCGCTTTATGGGCTGCATCACGACTTAGAAAAAGAAGCGCGACAAATGTTTTAGCATCGGATTTCATATGGACTTTACTGATTACATGCTTTGGAAACTTGGCATTTTTGTGGCTCTGGCGTTCATCTATGGCTTTATTACTGCGCGGCGGCGATAGGCGCACCACGTAGCAAAAGCTGTTGCAATTCAGGGTTTGAGAGTAGCTGCGCGATCTGAGCAGATTTTGACATTTGCGGTGCGGCTGGCATCAATGCCCTCTGAGCGCCTTCGCGGAACATCAAAGACCTGGCAACAGGTGGAGCAACAAACGGCAGAGCGCCAGCAGCTAGGCCGATAGGACCAGCAGAAGCCATGCCGCCGCCACCCATAAGTAGGGATGCCATAGACTTAAGATTGTGCGCTGCTGGACTTCCTACCTGCTGAGATGACTTAGCAATGGTAGGGAAAGCGCTTGCAAACTTGCCAGCAACATCTAGACCGTCAGACAGTGGTAGCCCTTTTTCTGACATGCGTCCCAATACTCGGGCGTCAATCGTCCCGCTTGCATCGTTGATTGCGCGACCTACTGTGTAGGTTTTTGCGATCTGTTTCCGTGCATCACGCAATGCAGGGATAAGAGATTCTTTACCCGCATTTTTTGCATGAGACTCTAGTTGCAATTCAAGGACTTGACTCAGGTCGCGGGCATCTTTTGCCTTTGCTAGGTCGTCAGGACGTGCCGAACGGTTGTAAGCCTGAAACCATCCATTAGCCTCATTGCGGGCCTTCTTTAGCGCCTCTAAATCCATCTCAGCCTGTGGCGAAAGATCGGATACTTGCGCGTACGCTTTGCCTGCTGTCTTGCGCAGGTTTTCAAGTGTAGACTGCGAGATTGGAGCGTCTTGCGGAATGCCCAATGCCTCACGAACAAGCTTTCCAGTGACTTTCTCGTTTTCAGCAGATGCGATTTGCTGCGTTGCCTGCTTACCGGAAACTGACTCGATAACCTGATTTTTGAAAGAAGGATCGACCATATTTGGCGGGATGATGTATCCAGCCTTCAAGGATTCTTCAATGGTCAGGTTCTTAGGCGCATTGCGGGAGAATTCGGCTGTTTTTTCTGCCAGTTGCTTGGTAGCTCGATTACCAAAGGCTTGGCCTAGTTTTCCAGCAATAGCAACAGCAGGAGGCAAAGCACCACCGATTGCAGCGCCTAAAGCCGCGTCTTGTGGATTTACCATGCCAGCAGAAGCAGCGCCCGTCGCAGCACCTCCAGCCATGCGGGTCGCCATACCTCCAAGCCCTGTAGCTCCGTTTGCACTCATTCCGCTAGTGCGCAAGGCCTCGATTAGTGCGGGCATCTTTGCGGCAGCACCTGGGATTGCGGATACGCCTTTAGCAAGTAGTCCACCAGCCCCGGCAGTACCTGCAATTTCAGCGCCTAGTTTTCCTGCCCCATATCCAAGAGAGTCAGTTTCAGCGCCCATCATGGCTAATGCAGCATCCATAGCTGCTCTCCGCTCTTCGTTCCTCGAAGGCAACTCTTTACCTGTTATCAAGGATGATAGATTTTTTCCTCTGTCACCCTTGATATAGTCTGTTGCGTAATCAATAGGAGAAAGCAGAGTCGCGCCAATAGACCCAGCACCACGCAAGGCGCCAGCCGCAACGTTTCCAACGCCCTGCAAAATATCTTGCCCTAGGGACGTTGTGGGTCGTTCGCTAGCCTTTGGAGCTTGCCCCATTGAAGCTGCAATCATGGATTGCGCTTGTTCTGGCGAGGTTCCTTCTGGGACTTCAAAGCGCCCAATTCGGCCATCCGGCATTTGAAAGCGTGCTATTGGCATTATTCAAATCCTAAGAATTTAGGGCTACCGGCTGGAGCTTCAAAGCTTCCTTCCGGCTGTACACCCGCATACCTGTTTTGCATCTCTTTAATGGTCCTAAGAGCGGCTTTTTTGGTTTCTTGCGGTACGGAAGGATCGCCAATTTGACCAGCCATCTGGCGATAAAGCAAAACGTCTTTGTCGGATTGCGGACCGGACATTTTTGGCATCTTAGCTACCAAATCACCTTCCAGTGCCTTCAATTGAGCAGCAGCCTGTGCGCCTTGCGTTGACTTGCCAAAGAAAGCAGCCGTAGAGTCAACAGCACTACCGATGCCGCTTCCTGTGGCTTTGCCGATCAGCTTTTCAGCCATGCTAATGGTCGCCAAAGCATCTTGAGCATCTTTTGCACGTGCTCCAGCAGAAGCCGCCGCCGTCCCTGCTGCGGGTTTACCAGCCACAGGCCTGTTATCAGGACCAAGGATAGGAACAGCCTTTCCGCCAACCAACTGCATAGGTCCGGTTTCCGTCTGAATGATCTGGGCTTGCTGGGGTTGACGCATAGACGCAACCAGTCTGGCATTGTCTTTGCTTGCCTGAATCTGCATCTCTCGCAAATCTTTCTGGGCTTGCAGTCGCTCTTGTTGGCTGCGCCGACCATCTTCCATGCGAAGTTTTAACTCTTCCATTTTCCCAAGTCGGTTAGCCTCTGACTCTTGTTGACGGAATGCGCGATCCTCTTCGCGTGCGGCCTTTTGTGCGGCCATGGCTGGCATCTGTGCAATCCCCTGCATCCCGAATTGCTGCAACTCAGGGCTTTGCGCATTGGCTGCAAAATTGTAGGCTCCAGCCATATCAGGGCCTTGCGCAGGGCGCACGGGGCCTTGTTCATCGGGTGCAAGTTGATCTGCTGGGCGACCTTGCAAAAGCTGGGTCAGTTGCCCCATTTCTTCCGCACGTTTGCCGCGCAAAGTTTCTGCGAGTTTTTGTTGGGCTTGATCGCTTTCTTGCAAGCCTTTTTGGCCTAGATAGCTCTGGAGCCCCTTCGCCAGTTGTTGCGTCCAGCTAGGCGTCACCAAATGCCCGCTAACCATCTGGCTTGATAGTGGCTGCTGGCTTTGATCCAGAAGCTGCTGCGCCATTTGCTGGCGGCGCATGATCTGTATTGCCTCTGGGTTAGATTGATCCATAACCCCGGGATTAATGAATTGACTAGCCATAATCGTTATATTCCGGTGGTTTAGACGCCTGTAAATTTTGGGCTAACAGCATTTTGTTTTGGTCGTCTTTTTGCTTTTGAATCCATGCGTTAGTGTCAAACTGTGGCTTTTGCGGCTGTTGTTGCCCCATACCGAATAGGCCACCCATCATTCCACCGCCTTGACCACCCTTGCCGCCCCCCATTTGCATACCAGTTTTGATTAATTGAGGCCACATGCTGCCACCTGTGCCAGTATTTGCCGCATTGAATGCGGAATTGCTACTAGCAGGGCTCATGAACATAGAGCCAGCAGGGGCGGCACTACCACCAGCAGCACCACCAGATGCACTACCGCCAGCTGCTGCACTGCCGCCGCTGCCTCCAGACAATGCCGCACCGCCATATATCATCCCGATTAGCGCTGCTATGTCTCCAATGCCTCGCGCGGTACCGCTTTTGTCAGCACCTAGCCTGTTAGCTCTGTCTCCTTCTAACTCACTGAAATTGGCTGGCCTGCCTTTTTCTATGCTTGTTTCGATAGGGCCATGCTTTAAAGCATCATTCACAGCGAAAAGGGTATCGCCTTTTTGCGTTCCCATTGCCTTCATTAGGTTGTCATTGGTGAAAGTCAATCCACCGGACATAACCGAACCAGGGGAGAACATGTCTGAGAAGAATCCCATTATTTCACCTTGGAATAGTCAACCATCTTGAACCCGCTAGAGTGCGTGCTAACTGCGCCTGGGATATGCTCAACTTCATCAGCCATCACGCCAATGCTTGGCTCACCCCAGATATAGTCGTAGCTGTAGACATTCAGCCCGCCAGCGGTTTTGCCGATGTGATTGATGTTAGTTTTTAGGCGACGATCAGAAAAATAAGAGCTTCCAAGCGTGCCAGCCAGATTCATCAGCCCGCCAAACATATTCGATGTTCCTGCATTGCTGGCATTAGCACTGCCAGAAGCACCTTGATATTGGGCGTTAGTCGCACCTAGGTAATCTGCACCCTGTGTCGTGGCTTGCTGTGGAACGTTGGTGAATTGCGGTCCCTGCACTTGCGATCCAGTCCGAACGGCATTCAGAGTGTTCAAAGGCTCATTGCGCAGAAACGATTGTTCTTGCAGACCTTGCTGGCGGGCTTGTTGGCCGATACCCATGCCTTGCAGGGCAGCTTGGGTAGAGGCATCGTTCCGGGCGTTATTCAGGTCGCCCTGCGCATTGGTGTATGCCTCAGTCCCTCGCGCAATACCCTGATTCGCCATTTGCGTCTCTAGCTGAGACTGGCGGCGGTCAAATTGTGGATCAAGCCTAGCCATGATCGCATCTTGAGCGGTCTGCCCCGCGTTGATTTGGTTAGCCGGAAGCTGCGAGGTGTCAAAAGGCTTGTCAAGCATGTTTTGAACATAACCCAACCCTTGATTCTGGATGGACCCAAGCCCTAGAGAGGTTTGGTTCTGGTAATCAAGTAGCTTTTGCTGGTCAGGGGAAAGGCTTTGGGTAGCCGTCCACATAGGATTATTCTGGGAATCGCGGCCAGATTCTGAATATGTCAGGGAGCCGTAAGGCGTTACTTGATTGACGCGATTAGCTGATGCCGCTGTCTGTGCAGCCTGCAAATTACCCTGCGCAGTGGCTTGCGCCGCACCTGTGTAATCGGGTGTTGCTGGTGCTGATTGTTTACCGAGACTCATATTTACCTCTCCGTGCAAGCCATTTGCATTTATCTGGCGTCATCTTGTAGATGAGTAAATCACCCTTTGGATGTGCATCTTTGAGAGTAGTCTCAAATTCAAATCCGACTTTTTCATCGAAATGAATAGCGCCCTCATTATAGCTAGGAACTACTCCAGTGACACGTTTACAGCCTAATTCCACAAATGGAAAATAAAAAACATACCAAAGAAACTCACGATTGAGCCAACTTCTTGATCCATCAGAGGCAACATGAATATTAATGTTGGCCCCGTTGAACCCATCGTAAGCGACTCCACCGACTATCTTTCCGTCACGCTTAAGCCCAATACCTGGGTTAAGACCGGGGACAAAAGTTCCTTCTGAGCGTTCAGACACCCACTTAGTTACTTCATCCCCGATTACTATTTCGAGCATTACAAAATAGCTCCAGTTTCAAAAACTACATCAGTAGATACCCATCGAAGCTCAATACCTTGGCAACTTACCTGAATCTGCGGAGCGCCGTAGTAACCTAAACCGCTGATACTTTGCCAGTTCTGAACCACATTAAATTCCGAGCCCCATATTGCAGTATCCCACACACCAATATCCCACGATCCATAGGAGATAGGGGCAAACGTTAGAGGAGCGGTGCTGGCGGTGATATTAAAGTCCACATTCATAGACTGTAAAACCGCTGGGGTTCCGTTTGTCCTGAAAATAGGGCGGCTCATCATCCAGCGCTTGTATATTCCGGGCGCACGGTAGGACGAAAACGCCTGAATACACATACCTGATATATCGGCCCCGTTATCAGATAGTCCACTCCAAGCCTTACCAACATAACCATCCCCGCCAAAATACGGCAGGTCCCCGAATATCTCCCAGCAGTTCGCATTCCATCCGGTGAAGTTGCACCAAGCCTTGCTAATGGTGTTCATAGCGTACTGCTGCTGGTCAACTCCCTCGGATACAGGGACATTCAAAAGCAACATATTCTCAGCGGCATAGTAAAGAATCTGCCAGCCAAAGTTGCCACCGTACACGCTAGCAGCACTAGATACAGCGAATTGAATCTTGTCGGTCAAAGCAACACGAGGATTCACCCGTGAGGACTGCAAGGCACCACCAAGAGGCACTAAACCATCCTGGGACATGTACAGAAGGTCTCCTGCCAGCTTATAAAGGCAGCGCTTACCTACCGGGGTACCTAGGTCCCAAACACCCTTTAAAGCCCATGTAGTCGAACTGGATGGGTCTGTTCCTTGATAGATGATGATCTGTCCACGGGATGTAACGATGGCGTAGTAGTCATCCACACCTTGACCAGCATCAATCGTCCATGTGGCGTGATCGACAATGTACCCGCCTTGTGTAGCAACACCAGAAACATCAATGGCGTTAGCTGCGCCACCAACAGATAAGACAGGTAGATACCAAGTCTTTAGGGAGTTGGCAGCAATGAAAAAGACCCTGTTTTTGAACAGGATTGGAGAATCTAGGGTTGTTGTTGTAACACCCGTAATAGCAGGTACAGATACCCCGTCAATAGCTGTCCACGTAGTTCCGTTATACAACTGAGGCTTATCCGCACCATTTGCGGCATATAGGAACGTGCCGCCAGCAGTCGCTGTATTGGCAGAAGCCCAGCGGGAATTTGATTGGCCAGAGACAACTGCAGCACCCACAGCCCCGGAGCTTGTTACATCGTAGAATGAACCACCGGCTACCGCAAACATTTCGCTTGCAGTTCCAGAATAATACGTCATCAGGGTTTCTACTTGGCCTGTAATCCCTGTGGCGTGTTGTGTGTATCCCTTCCTTAAACCCACTTCTGTAGTCAATGGGAAGAAGTTTTGCATAACCACCGCGTCAACAGGGGCCATATCAGCCAGTGAGTCGCGGGCATTCCAACCGCCTATAGGAGCGGGGAGAGATACTGTCTTAGCTTTAGATCGTGAGTAAGGAGGCATACTTACCCCTGCCCATAGATAGAGCCATCTGGGATATTCTCGAAACCAATAAGCACAGACGACATTTTCGGGGCCATGCTGAGAGTCTGAGAGCCGGAATCGTTGGACTTGGCAATCGACAATTGGTTGACGTAATCGCGGTAATAAGCGGTAGTGTCAAACCCTTTGACTTCAAAGAACTTGTTTTTAATACCGCAGACCATCAGGCGATCAGGGAATATGCAAGTGTCTGTATCCGCTGCAAAGGCAGATATTGGCGTTGTGGTCTGATTGACCCATCCGTTGGAGATGTACTCAAACCCCAAATATTCATTGGTAGAGACTTGCGGCCAGATTTGGAAGTTTCCGCCGATAAACCGATACCGCATTCTGGGTCCGGTAGAGATGTAAGACGATTTCAAAAACTCCCATTGCTGGGGAGTCTCAGGGCCTAACATCTCCCAGCGCTTGGACTTGTCGTAGTGGGTGCGGTCAATCTGCCGATCAAAATCAGAGGGAAGTTGATAGATCGTCTGCCCAAAGTTCAGCGTTGCCCCAACCTCAGAAGCAGACGCGGGCTGTGTAAGGGTTACTTGTGTCGCAGAGTCAACGGAGAGAATGTAGGTATCCTGATTGATACCGGTCCCTGTCAACATGTAGTTAGTCGATAACTGCGATGTGTCAGGGATATTGGTGATGATTGCGCTGTTTTGAACTACATCACCAGTAGTTTCAAGATACTGGGTGTAGAACCGATATGGGATGTTTAGCGCTTCCCATGGGTGCTCACGCCGCAACTCATTCCCCAGTGCATTTGCCAGATAGTACAGTTGGGTAACTTGTAAATCTGTATTGCCTACCACCTGCGTAGGTGGAGTTAACCCCATCTCCGCTGTGGCTTGTTGAATGAGTTGCAGCAGTGTTGATGACATTTAGGTTGCCTTTTCTTCCCGGGGTCGGCCACGCTTAGGCGCGGATTCCATGAATTCGGCCATCTGCTGTTTCAGCGCTTCAATTTCAATATCACGCTTGCGCAGCTCTTCGGCCTGCGATTCAGCAATGGACGAATCCTTGGCGCGTTTCAGGTAGCTTTGTGCTTTTTCGCGGAATGCGTGACCGCCCATACCGACGATCATGGTGATTTTGCTAATCTGGTCGTCAGAGGCTCCAGCGACTTGATCGACTGTGTAAAAGTGGTAATGCTTGAGTTCTCGGACTTGCGCAGAGGTCAGGATAGGCCAATCACGCAGCAGCGTACCGGCGATGTCGTCCTCTCCTTGGTCACGCTTTTGATTCTGGTAGTGCGCCCACTGCTGTGGATACAGCTTTTTGTGGTTGTCGCCAGCGAAGGTATCAATAATCGAGTATTGATTTCCAGGAATCTCAATACGAACGAAATCAGCCATGTAATAAATAGGCCGACCTTCTTTGTCTGAGTTGAAATTGTGTTGCACTTCCTTTTGATAGAAGCGTACCGCAGGGAGAATGTTATTCCCAATGTCTGAATCAAGCATGTTTATCCTCAAGTGGTTGAGAACCCGCGCAAAGGGCGCGTACCGCGTGTGATTTTGCCACAATATGTGGCGTAACTCACTCTTTATTTAGCCAAGCCTCTGCCATTAGTCCGTCGCAGAAAACATCCACTTTGCAGCCCTGCGCCTTGAGTAATTTGCACAACTGTAGAAATACAACCACCTGTTGCTTCATGTCGTAGGTGGTGTGAAAAGTCTTTCCGTTTATATCTAAGTCAATAAACAAGCGCTCTTCCTGTGGCTTTTCTCCATTGGCGTAAAACTGGCTCTCAATATAAGAAGAATCCATACCATAGACGGTAATATCTCTAAACCCCATCGTGTAAGCGATACACAATGCAGAATTAGATACCGTGACACCGCCGCCTATGTAGGTGAATTTACTATCATCAAGGTCTAGATAGTCGAATATCCATTGCATAGCGGGATGCCAGAGGGTCGGGCTATCCACCATGTCAAAAATGATAGGATTGACAATAGATGCGAATAAGTGGCTTTTTGCACTGACGAGAACGTCATATATTGCCAAGTCCGAGGCGTCTAGGATCACCTGGTGATCTACGGATATTCCATTGTCAAAAAGGAACCTTGCAGCGCTGTTGCATCCGTAAATTACAGCACCATTCACCTGCGCTTCTCGGATCGCTTCTACGTGCTTTTTAAGGCTTGGAGAGGCCCCGCATACAATAGCCTTGCCGCTATTAACTGGTGATTCATCCAGCCAAGGGTGATTATTCGCAATATTGGCGTGGAAATGCTCTCTAGGCTTTTCCAGTGTCGTATTGGGAACTAGCTTTATAGGGATAACCAAATCCGCAACAGTATTGGGATTTTTGTACCTAAATTCGTTGTCTTCTAGTTTCATAGATTGTTTCAGATGCCCCCTATTGCTAAGGGGCATAAAACTCAACCCATTAGGTGATACGTCCCTGCATGTGCGGACGATTCAGCATCACCTGCACAGTGGTAGCCGCAGCAGTAGCCACAGAAGCCGCAACAGCACCCTGAATTTCAGAGCCGGTAGAGGTAACACTCAGTGTGCCTACAGTAGCAATGCCAACCGCACCCAGAGCAGCGATAGAGACACCGCTCTTCAATGCAACAGAATTACCGCTGATCTGATACCAGCCCCAAGTCGTGGCGGCTGTATTGGCCGACATAGCAATGGCAACAGGCTGCGGGATGTTAGTCCCAACAGGTGCCAGAGTTGTGGTGAAGCTCGATGTGTTGTAAATCACAATGGAGCCTACCGCTGTAGACGCAACACCGGCCAGCAAGATGAACTCGCCTTCGCCATAAGTTGGGTCTTTGGCACGAACAATCATACCGGGCACCAGAGGGCCGGTAGGGTAAGTCGTGGTCGAACCACTGGACACGGACGATGGCGAGAGAACGCCAGAATCAATGTTGGCAATGGGTGTCACACCAAGGGTGTGGAGGTCGCTGTAAAAAGCCATGATTCGTTTCCTTTCGTTAAGCTATCACGCAATCAAGACTCCGTTAAACTGAGCGCCGGAGGTGGTCATATTGCCAGCCCAGCCGATCAGCTTAACGATTGCGTCTTGGTTGACGGCCTGACGTTCGCCACCGATTGGCACGAAATTACGGTCTTTGTGAGGCCGGAAGAACATGTACTTGGTGTTGAGCATCCACATGTGGTTTGCAGTAGCGTGAGCGCCGATACCGCCACCCAGCACCACGTCAGCAGATGTACCGCCACCGTAGAACTTGAGCGAAGCGAAACCAGAACCCGCGTCTTCTTGCGAAGTCACACGCTGAATAGCTTGCAGTGCGTTTACATACAAACTGTAGTAGTTGTTATCAGCAATGAACAAGTCAGCCTTGTCATTACCGCGAACCAACTTCAACGACAGTGCGGTCATGTAGTTGATGATGTTGGAGGCCGATACAGCCGCCCCACCATCCGTAGTACCCGAGTATTTCTGTGATTGCCAGAAGGACCAAGTAGCACGGTCAATACCGCCGTAAGTGCCGGATGTAGGTGCATCAGGTACAGCAGCAGCCAAACCTGTGATGTTCTTACCGCCGTTACCTGTACCGTCAAGGTACATATCACTATCGATACGGTTCATCAATTGGGCTTCTGCCACGCGGATGCGGCCTTCAAGCAAATCAATGATCTGCTCTTTGCCAGCGTTTTGCAGCATTTCCAGGCCCGACATCGTCACAGCACTTGCGTACTGCGTAATGGCGTACTGAGCAGCGGAAATCGGGCTGTTAGGCGCGATGTTCAGCACTTCATAGCCGCTGTAGGAGTTGGTGTTATTCGTGGTCGAGTCGTTGTACATGATCTCTTCCAAGATCACATTACCACCCGAGAACGGACGAACGTTGCCACGCGCCTTAAGGCGAGACAGCAATGGGTTGTTTTGCATTACGTTATCAGCCAGCTCACCAGAACGGGATTGAATGGTGGTGGCGATGATGTCAGTAATGGCGCTATTAGCAAATGCCATGATATGTTCCTTACATCAAAAAAATTAAACTCGCCCGCCCGCTACCGACTCAAGCTGTTCGGATAGGGTTTCGCGGAGTCCTTTTTTGCCGCTTCCAGTATTCATCATCCCTGTTGGGGAGCTAGATCGTGGAGACACAGCTAACGCTTTCTTTTGGGCAACCATTCGGTGATTGGCCTCAGCAGTCTCGCGGGCTTTGGCCTGTTGGGCTTCTGCTTGTTGTGACTGCCATGCTTCATCATTGAAACGGATTGCCTTTTCGTAGGCGTTTTGCAACCTTTCTTGAGGGGTTGCGCCTTTGACAAGGCCACTTTGGAGTAATCCAAGGACTTCGTCGGATACTTTTTCAAGCAAGGGGTTCTTGCTTTGGAATTCTTCTACCAAGCTTACAAACTGCTGTTGCTCATGTTGTTCGCGTTGGGTTTGGAATTGCGACCACTGGTTTTTAAGCTGGCTCAACTCTTGAGTGAGTGCTGAAAACTGTGGGTTGGTGGATTGACCGTTAGCCAGCGATCCGAGGTCTACGCCGTAATCAGAAGCAAGACGCGCAAACATGTGCGCCTTTTCCTCTGGTGACCCCATTGCAAGGGTCTTATGGGCGTTACCTAGATTGCTAATCCACTGTTGCGGCGCGATATTGTGCTGCTGCAACAACGGCATAAAAGGCTGCATAGCCTCATAGATCGGGGCGGCTTGGTCCCAATTCTGCTTATAGGTGGAAACACCCTTTGCGTAGTCTGCTTCACGCTGGGAAATGTAATCTTGGACCGTTGGGTCCAGCTTACCCCATTGTTCGTCGTAGTCCTTCTTCCAAGAGGAAGGGCGGGGCTTTACTGGTGCTGCCTCTACTTGCTCCGAGGACTCTACCGAGGTTTTCTCTGCCTTTTGAGCAAATCGCCCGACTTCATCGCGAGGCTTTTCGTTGGAAACTTCAACGCCGGGGGAAGCGTCAAGCGTATCGGGCTCATGTGTTTCAATGGCCTGTTCAATCGTGTCACGCAAAGTGATCTGCGCTTCTACATCTGACATTAAAGTCTCCAAACATACCTTAGCGCGGTTCTACGCTTTCGGTGCGGCGCATCTCTGCGTTCGCTATTGGCCCTAGGAACCAGCCTTTAAATCATGCCGACTTAACGGGCAACCATTGGGTTGCAGTAATCTTCGTGTACTCAACTACGGCATAGGTAGTATGGGAGTATGCAGCAGCAGCAGTACCCAAACCAGTACCAGGGACAGCAATGGCTTCGCTAGACGTACCAGGCCAAACCTTGAGGGTGGAGCCGGAGTTGTTAAACAAGCGAACACTATCACCGATATTGCCGATGATCTGCACGCCTTTTGTTCCGTCAGCGCCAGTTACTACAACGTTAGACGATGTAATGTCGGTGGCGTCTGTAATAACGCTACCGGCTGCGGCTTGGGTTGTATATCCACCATTCAGGGCGCCAGCTTGGCCTGCGGAAAATCCACCACCCATTACTTCTTTAGAGAGAGCCATATTAATCCTTTCGAGGAATTGAGTTAGTTTAACCGATCGCGTGCTATTTGTGCAATACGATCTTTCAGCCCCGGAGGTGGCCCCGGTTGTTTGGTGTTTTTAAGGTATTTTGTCTCGTTGCCAACTTCAACAAGATTATGCCTCTTCAAATGTTCTCTATGCTGCGACCTGCCGCCAATAAACTCACCTGTCGCCATGGACTGATAAGGCTGAATATCGGCGATTATCATCGGGCCATGGTTCACGGGCTTTGAGTAGTATTCAGATTTAGGCACCATTTCGCCCTTTTCTGCATCCCATACAAAAGAGCCGCGTGTTGGGCGCTTATTCTCGAAAATCTTATCGAAGTTGGTAGAGAACGAATCCTCGTCACCTGGGCGACGGTTTGAGCCTTTACTCATTTACTGCTCCACTTGCTGCTGAGGTTTGTGCTGCTGATACTGTTGCGTTAGCGGAGATTTCAGCAAGGATAATTTGCAGGCGGGCATCAAACTCCATCGAAATACGCTCCTGCATTTGTTTCATCATCATTTCTTGCTGCTTCAATGACGCTTCATGTTCCATCTTGCGCTGATCGGACTGCTCCTGCATCCTTGCTTCAAATACAAGCATCTGCTGTTTAGCTTGCAACTCTTGTGCATTCTTCTGCATTTCAGCTTGCTGCTGCATCTGGAATCGCTGGTTTTCTTCCTGCTGCTGGACTTGGTCTCTCTGCGCTTGGGCCTGGGCTTTGACTTGTTCAGGGTTAGGCTGTTGCGGCTTAGGCTTGGCCATCTCCTGCTTTAGCTTCTCAGCAGTCTGGTCTATCTGGCCTTCAATGCTCTTGCCTACCTTGTATCCAGCCACACCAAATTTCAGCAGGTCAAGCAATAATGGAACGATCTGAGGCGCACCATTCGCAGCCATAACCGCTTTCTCCAGGTAGCTAGACACAGCCCCCAGAAACTCTACCCGGTCCTGCTTCTCCTGCTGCTCATCCATCATCACCATGGAGTCTGTGCTGATTTCCACTCGGAAGGAGCGCATTGGTTCGCTGCGCAGCAATTCCAAAGCTTGGGGGATAACCTGTTTATCAACATCAGACAGTTGGTCAGCAGCGGAGATTTGCAGGATAGTCTGGTCGTCAAAGTGCTGGCAAATGATCTGTGCCTTCAACTGAATCAACTGCGTAGCAAAGCGGGCTACATCATCTTGGTATACCTTAAGGCGAAGGGATGCATACTGCCCTTTGATTTGCTGTGCTGTAGCTGTCTCAGAGGCCACGGACTGACCGCGAACAATGTCAGAGATACCCGTGATGTCGTAAATCTGGCTCTTGATCTGCTCAAATGCTTGGTAAGCCTGAATCAGTGCCTGTGCGATTGGCGCAATGTCTACAAAGTCAATAGCGCCCTGTAGACCCTTTTTCTCAGCAAAGGAATTCCAGTTCTTCACCGGGATAAGGTCGTTGTTCGTCGCCTCAGAGAACAACCGGGCTAGTTCAGGGCTAGACGCATCGTAAACTCCCTTTACTTGGAGGGCCTTTACCAGCCCATCAATGCGGTCTGACAGGGTATCCAGTGCGTTTGCCTGATCTTGGTAGACAGCGTAATCTGGAACTGGCACCAAGCTTTCATTGGTGATGGTCGCATAGAGAGGCTTAGGGCAAGGCCAGAAGTTCTCAAGCTGTAGCGGATCGTCCTTCTGGTCCAAAATCTTGCTGAGAGATTTAGACATCCAGATGGCCTCACCCGTGTCTTTGTCCCAAATTTCGTAGATCAAGGCGCGTTTGTCAACGCCTTCCTTTGAGGCATTCTTCATCTCCTCGGGCTGCGCATCAAGAGGAACCTTGTCGGCTAACTCAGGGAAGCGCTCACGCAGCATCTCACGGGTCATGTATACCTTGCGCCAGACAATAGAGACCTCTTCCCATGTGCGGGCTACGTTATGCCCAAAATCACGCCAATGGACGTAATCAGTAGGGGCACATTCGTAGTCTAGGACTTCGTTGCCTTCTTCCTGATCTTCTGCCTCTGTATCCTCAGTGATTTGAACCTCTCCAGGCTCACCGGGTTTGAACTTGGGCTCATAGCGTACCCAAGCAGTACCGCGACCACCTAAGAAGCGATCATATACAGAGCTGGTCAGGCTTTCCCGGTAGTCACCATAGTGGGAGATTTCGTAATCCAGCGCACGTTCAAGGATAAGAGAGGCAACGCGGCCAATCTGGTCATTGTCACGGAATCGGCGGGAAACGTCAGGCTTAGGCAAGCGCGCAAAGGTTGCAGCTTTGAGGGTTTGGACGTTTGACCATAGGATATTGAAGCGGGAGCCTGCATCCGACGAGGTTCTGGTGTCATCCCGGTAGCGCCGCAGAATCTTAGTTGTCCGCGTCTCCCACTTGGAGAACTCACGGTCATAGCCTGCGATATGGTTCAGGTAATACTGAACCTCATTATCAATCGGCAGGGGCTGGGATTGTTCTTTCATTATGCAGCGGAGAAGATGCCAACCGCCTCAACTTCTGATCCTGCACCTGTGATGATTGTCCAACCTGCACCAGATGAAATCATATTCAGTTCAATGGGGTAACAGCCAATACCGCTTCCGATGGCATTGGGGACCAGTGTATGGGTGTGTGATCCGTCTTTGATTTGAACCAGCGAGGATGCTGCCGTGTTTACAGTCACAACCACCCGGTGAAGATAGTCGCCTGCTGCGCGTGCTACCAAAGCCCCAGCTCCGCAAGCTGTTGTTGCATTGGCGGCGCAATGAACTGATGGATAGCGATAGGGTGAGTTTGTTCCAGCCATAAATACCTCCGGCGTCTCTCGACGTTTAAATTCTTCCGCTTCGCCTTGGTGTTTCTTTCCAGAGCGTATCTAGCGGCGCAGTCTGAATATACGAATTATGGCCTGTAATTGGGAAAATTGCTTGTTTTTCTTCGGGTTTTTGCTCAATTTGGGCCATTATTTGGCATCCATACGCAAAAGCATCACTTGGGTGGCTTGCCCAATTATGTAGTGGCTCACGGGAAAACACGCCATTTTCCTCGTTGTATGAGTATTCCCATGCCATCAAACCGTCTAGCCCTTCTTCGCACAAATCCTTGTGGAACTCGCACTTATTGATGACGGTGCGTGCGGCTTCGATCTGGTCTAGCTTCTTGGAGATAGGCACAATCTCTACATTGCCAGCCCCAAACGACTCTGCGAACTTCTCAATCGTCGTGTGTTTGCTCTGGAATGTCTTAGCCCTAGCGTCATGGGGTAGCCATATCTTAGGCGGCTTCCTACAACCTAACTCCAACACAGTGGCATGGATGCGCGGTATCCAGTCATCGGCATCTAGTCCGGTGTCGCCCTCATATTTAAGCAGTTTGAATCCACCCATGGAGCGCTGCCAGTACCAGAAGGACGCTGTATCCCTGAATCCCAAATCACTAGAGACTTCGATTGTGTACCCATGCGGGTCGAACTCAACCTCTGTATGTACCCGGCCTTCGCGTTCAGCTTTACCAACCCAGCGAGCCAGGATAGCGCCTTGACTCGCACCATAGGCACCGTTCCAGATGTGTTCGGCCTTGTCTTGGTCCACATCGAAGTCGTGTAGCATCTCTTTTCGCAGAACATCTGGAAACCAGGGATTGTCGTACCAGTTCACCAGGACAGATACAGCCTCAGCCGGTGGGCTTTTCCTAAAGAACACATCAACCGGGTCGGTCTTATAACGGGGGTTCCATGAAAACCATAGCTCTGAGCCCTCTTTGCGCAGGGTAGGCCGGAGCAGGTCTAGTGAGTGCTGACTTAGGGTCTGCGCTTCCTCTACCCATGCAATATCGTAGCCTTCCAGGGACTTGATGTTGCTTGCGTTGTATGACTGCATACCCTTGAATACGATCATCGACCCATTAGGGCCGCGTATCTCACCTTCTAAAACGTCAAAGTACGGCATTAGGCCAAACTTCTCTATCTTGTCAATCAAGAGCTGCTTTACAGAGTCTTTGATTGAGTTTTGAACCTCACGGATACAGACTATCCGAGTAGGCTTCATGTAAGCCCGCAGAATAACCTGCTCTGCCATGAAGTGAGACTTAGCCCCGCCACGCCCACCGTATGCGCCTTTATAGCGCTTTGGGTATAGCAGTGGTTTTAGCTTGCGCGGGACTTCAACCCGGATTGTCATTATGTAGACTCAACCCAATGAGTAAATATGCTTTGCCTACACACACTTGCGCACACAGCTTTGGATAAAGATTTCCCGCCAATCTTTCTTTTCACTTTGGTATTTACATACATTGAATAGCCGCATTGCGCGCACTTCAGTCCCAAAGCTGTTTTTGGCTTCTTTTTCATTTATTTTCCTAATGGGGTTATGTCTAACATGTCATAACTCTTGTAGGCTTGGCATATTCCGCTTAGATCATTATCAGGGTACGGTCCATAAATCAAAACATCGGTGCCGCGACTGGTGAGAATCCGCCAAATAACATCCTTTTCTGGATGATCTCTGCACTCCTGCATATATTCAATGCAGCGCAGCCTGTCCTTTTCTTTTTGTTCGTCTTGCTTCTCTGGCGTCAAATGCACCTCAAGCGTAAGTATCTCCGTATAGTGTTTCATTTGTCTTTCGGGTCAACAATGGAGAATTCGATGGTGTGCATGATCGGATTATCAGCATCCCCCTTATGCTCGATTGAGCTTAAATCAGGAATTGTCTTCTTCAACAGAATCTCAATCGAGCGAACCTGAGTATTGCTCAACTCGATAGTGCCAAGTGCATGATCTGTAAGACGATTTACCAACTGACTGGCTTGAATCTTGCTTCTTATGTCATTCTGGTGTAATTTGTTAATGCGAGCTGCCATACGCCACCTCACATATTTTGAGAAGCGCACTGTCTCTATAGTCGTAACTATCAGGTATATCTAATATCCTTACCTTCTTCCCATCCAGTAAATGAGATGCTACTTCGTAATTCTCGCTGTTCACAAACACAATTTCATCAGCCCAAGCCACTAGATTCTCTGTGATTGGAATTAATGCGTTGTATGTGTCCGATCCGCAACTTCGGGTATTATGCCCTTGGCTTGATAGGACTAAAGCGAGTGTTGGGCTCCTTAATAGCCCTAATGAGCAAACGCACAGTATTTTTTTATACGTGCCCTGCTTGGTGGTGTGTATGTATTTGCTGACCATTTATACCTCCGCGAGTAGTCGCTAGGCACAATTATTGCATAAAACTTGTAAATAGTTAAGTCGGGCCGGAGCCAATCCCGGCATAGGTTCAAATGCGACTTGCTTCCAAGTACACGGCTCCAAGTAAACCCACTCCGTACCTTGTTGCGGATTGGCGTCCGCATTCCGACTTATTAGTTAAGCTGGGCCAGCGCTGATCTCTGGCTTGTCCATCACTGCACAACGTAATTAGCGTGGATGGTCACTTATGTTAATGAGCGCATCAGCCTGCGCACTCCAGCTTAAGGGTAGGGACTAGGTCGGCTGCTACGTGCTATTTAATCCGCGCTCTCTGAAAGGTTCTTCGGCAAATACCCGTTACAGATTCAGTTCTCACCTAATCCCTACTCTTAAGCCTTATTCATCTTCCTAAAAGCCCGCTGAAATCGCTTGAACTGTCTGCTGTCAAGCCAAATAGCGTCAGTATTTATCTTCCATTGGTTATTACGGAAGTGGCCTATCAATCCTGCTTTACAAAGATCATGGCCAGAAACCCATTGTTTACGCTTCACTTTTAACCATCCCACCCCTCCATCACCGCTGACTCTGCATCATAAACTGCTCTGGCGTCATAGGCTGTTGACCCATTGCCTGCGCTTCCTGTACGTGTAGCTGATATGGGCGGCTTTGCATGGCTTGCTGCGCCTGTCCTACCATACCACCCATACCCGGGGCTGCTTGGGCCTGCCCTGCACCTGGAGACATTCGCAGCAGTTGGGCAATGCGGTCTTTCACGGCTTGTCCATAGGAGTTGCCTTGTTGCGGGTTAAGTTGGTCCATATCTACTCCAGATGAAAGCGGTCAGAATAGCCAACAGTATAAAACCTATTGGCATTCCTAGGAAAAAAGTTGCTATTAGTGTTGCTTTCACTCTAGCCTTTTGATGGCATGCGTGCTAGTCCGCGCCATTTAACCAGAAGTTCTTTATCTAGAATCATTTTGCATGACCCAATGACACAATCATGGTTTCCATAAAACCAATTTTTCCCGTCAAACAGATTGAAAAACAATGTGCCGTCCGGTTCTTGTGTCTGATACAAACCCACATGCACAGGCTTCACATCAGCAGGAAACCACTTTGTCAGTTTTTTAGTCATTCCCTTTCCTTTCGTTAATCAACGTTTCTACAATTCAACAAACGGCGCAGGTTCAAACTGCTCTTGCTGCTTGCGATTGAACTCCGCAATCTGCTTCTTTGTCCACGGTATTGGACCGGATGGTGGAGGAAAAGGCCAGTTCATTTCACACCAGCCTTTTCACGCAGGGCCAAATAAAGTACATCCACGAATTGGTCGTAAGCGTCAGGCCCCATTACAAAGTCCATCGCTTGTTTAACGGTCATCCCTGCTGCCATCTTTTCGATAATTAGACCGAGCTTTTTGACAATCATTTCATTAACTTTGAGGGCTTGAGCGTAGATCATTTTTTACTTCGTTTGCTTGCTGATGTATGAATTATGCCAAGCAAAACGGGAAAAGCTATAGGTATAAACCCTATGCCATTGCCAAAGCAAAAACAGAATTTACCCGGGCGAATGTGCTTACCTTCTTCTGCTCCGTTCTAATCCGGTAGATCAAATATTCAACCCGTACCTTTTCCGGGTCAATCTCGATCTTCTTGGTGTTCACCAGATTACACAGCGCTGACCGCACTTGCGCTTGACTCATTCCTGTTGCCTCACTCATTCGCTTGCGGCAGGTCTCACCTTGCTCGATTAGCGCCAGTATGCGGCCTTTGTTGCTTGTTTGGTCGTTGATGTATTGTCCGTCTTGGTTTCGTGGTCTCATGCAGCCCTCCGATCTTGCCATTCCCGCGAAAACTGCCCGCGGTATCCAGGTTCTGCTTTAAACCGCATATCCGGCCTTGTCTCGTACACCTGCACCTTTACATGCTCAGGCCAGACAATCGTCGCGGCCTTATGTTCGCGCTTGTGGTCTAGGCCCTGCTGCTTTGTCTCAATCAGGATGTTCATCGTCCGCTGGTTTGGAGCCTGCTTAACAGCTTTTGGCTTGGCAACCTTTGGTGGCTTTGGCGGTTTAGGTGGCTTTGGAGCCAAATACGGCAGCATTCCTTTTGCAATACGCGCATTGATGCGGCGCACCCGTTCCCGCTTTGCTTGGTACGCACGGCGGCGAATCTTGGACTGTTCCATCCTTGCAGCGAATTCAATCACTGCCTTTGCGTGGTATGGCTCTGCGTGTTCAGGCCATTTGAAATAGCGGTAGCTTCCATGGCATCCTGCTTTGACTGCCTCTTTGCTATTCACCATGTTTGCAATGTAGACAGATGCGGTTGTCATTGGTTTGCCAATTCCTTCTGCGGCTTCTTTCAAGCTGCATCCAGTTGGCCTTGCGCACATTTCGCGGATTTTGTCGGCTTGTGTTCCGTATGGGGACTTCATTTTCTTCCTTTGTTGCTAGAGTCTTTATTCTGCCGACTCTTTTAGCTTCTTATATAGGGATTTACCCTAGGCTTCAAAAAAAGCCCGAGCCCACACGGACCCGGGCGAAAAGTGCAGCCACTTCTGTATGGCAAAAGGAGAATGCCAGCGACTGCACTATGGATATTCAAGGTTTGTACTCTAACACGGCTTTAATCGCCGCATTGCTTATTTCATGGCTGCTGTTTTCCGTCCACCAGCTTGGATACATTCCACCCATATCGGACTTGAATTGCTCAATCAGTGCAAGTTGGCGCTTAGTGTAGTGAGCAGGCAGACTAGGCTTATTCTTTGATGATTCATTGATGGCTTCTTCCATAGCTTTTTTTGCGATCATCATCGCTGCCACCATTGGTGCTGTTGATGGTGTTACATCGTATTGGTACATTCGCCCACCGTCTTGATATGCATATGCAAGGCGAAACGTACCAACTCTCATTCGGTCTGTTTTATAACAATCATCCCAATATGCATCGAATGGCACGTATTTCCGGCCCACTTTTTTGTAAAGTGTCACTGTTTTCTTTTCCATTTTTACTCCTTTACTCGCTCTAAAACATCGTTTAGCAAATCCTTTTGCGACACCTTAAACAACATGGGACCATGATTCGCGAGTGATAACACGATGGGCAGTAGATGTACCAATTCCATACTTAGCCGCAACTTGTGGACCATTTAACCCGGACAATCTTATTTCTCTCACAAGATCATCAGTCAAACGAGCCATTGCATGGCCCTCACCAACTGCGTACATCCCATGTTTTTTCCTGTCTTGATTGTTCTCAAAGTGAGAATCCCATCTAAGATTTTCTGGCCTGTTATCGGATGATATTCCGTTATTGTGGCAAGCCTCCATCCCATCAGGACACTCTCCAACAAATGCAGCCAGAACTAATCTATGAACCGATAAGCTAAATTTCTTTCCATCTACACCAACATGAACTGTTTTGTGCCCATGCTTGTGTATTTGTTGCTTTAAAACCTTACCTTTGTAGTTCTGCTTGCACAAACCAACGTTGATCCCACTGCAAATCTTTTCAACAATTCGATCCAGCGACCTGATTTGCCCAAGGTTTGATGCCTCGTAATGATCTCCATATCCAGGTATTCTTTTCCAAATTTCACTCGACATTTGATATCCTTTTTAATGCCCAATCAAGCAATTCCTTTTGCGTTATTCCAAAATTCCTCTCCCATGCTCTAGTTCCCATGGTATGAATTCCATCAGGTCCGCGATGGTGATTATAATCCAACGGGATTAGTGTTTTATACCCACCGCGCCCCCACCCTCCACCTCTAAGATGATGCAACTCCACCGGGCCAGGTTCATGCGGTCCATGGATATGCCAGCACAAAGCACAACCTAGACTTACTAGCTTTTCTTTGTGGCGCTTTTCATCCTTGGTCATTTATTCGGATTGGTAGCGTTTTCAAGGTTTTTAACCAAATCAGACACCGCTTCTGCTGTGTATGGCTTGTCCTTGTCCGTCAAAGAACCACCCAATGTCACGACATCAGCAACAACAGCCACAGGCACTGTAACTACAGATATAGCTGCCTTAGCCAAAGATTCAAGCATCACAAACATAGCAACTCCTAGATTGTTACTGGTGATCGACCAGCGGCGATTTGTAAAACTACCGTACAGCCCTATCCTGATTGCGATTAGAAGCCTCTTGCGTGCGCCAAATCTCAGGAACTATCTGAGCCGCTATCAGCTTCCATTTAAGCGTTTCCTCGACCTCTACAGCAGCTTTTAGACCGTCTAGCAGTGCTATGTAGTCAGGGTGCGCGTAAGCGTCCATCTCCTTAGCTGCGGCGCTTTTCTCTTCGCTTTCCTTCATTAGCAAAGCTTTTTTGCTTTTACGGAATTCTTCAATATATACACGCTCTGCCTTGGCTTTTGCAAACTTGCTGGCATTCTGGATAATGAAGCTTACAGCCTCATTCGGGTCGCGTGGCTGGCTCATTTTCTTGCACGAATTACGGATGCGCATGCAGCCCGAATGTTGGCGAACGGGAAAAAATCATCTGGATCGCATAACTTTGCGCAGGCCTCGCGTTCCGCTGCGGAAACCAGTTCTGCAAACTTGTACATGTCAAAGTATGCAAATTCTTCAATCCTTCCAACAGCATGTGAATGCTGAAATCCAGCATCCCTAGCCATTAACAGAATTTCGTCGTGTGTCATTTCTTTGCCTTTGCGCTTTCCCGTATTGCATAAGACGCTTCGTAAGCAAACATTCCAGATGGAAGCTCCTCGCAAATCTTGGCGCAGGCCCCACGCTCTGCCTCGGCTACTAGTTCTGCGAAGCGCTCCAGCACATCATCCGGAGGGCCAAATCTCGTGTTTTTTTCCAAATGCAACAGACCTGAAGCGCGTGCCATTGTTTGAATTTCATCTAGTGTCATTGCATCACCTTCTTACTATCTTGGCATGCTGCAATTACTTTATCCAAAGATTTAATAGCTGCAACATGACTGTTGTATTGCAGAACAGACTTATCGTCAATTGGCACACTGACATTCAATGCAGAAAAAGCAATCTTTGCCGATTTCAGCAACGCATCCCGCTCCTCCTGCAACTGCTGCACCATCTTCTGCATGGTTTCCAGCGCCGAAAAGCTGATAGCTGCGTGGGTTGTTTTGTACTTGTCTTGGATCATTTTTTCTCCAATTTGTTACGTGCGCGTGTGATTCGTGAATACGCAACTTCAATCAACTTCAGGTATTCAAGACTCGTTTCGTCATCGTGTTTTTTCTCTGATGCAGCTAGGAATTCATCAATCGATCCTTTGAAGCATCCGCGAGTGACTTCGATTGTGCTGTCTTTTGCGTTATATACCGTCAGAGTTCCATTTTCTGAACCAACACCAGTGAACCAAACAATCAACCCATCGCCATAGACCAACGCATTGCCAGAGACCTGCGCATCGCCAGAGACCAACGCATTGCCATAGACCTGCGCATTGCCAGAGACCCGCGCATTGCCAGAGACCAACGCATTGCCATAGACCTGCGCATTGCCAGAGACCAACGCATTGCCATAGACCTGCGCATTGCCAGAGACCCGCGCATCGCCAGAGACCTGCGCATTGCCAGAGACCAACGCATTGCCATAGACCCGCGCATCGCCAGAGACCCGCGCATCGCCAGAGACCCACGCATTGCCAGAGACCTCTAAAGATTCCTCACTCTCAATGTATCCACCCAATGCACCAGGACTGACAAAGTACGAAATAGCCACCAAAGCACGGATGCGCTTAACTGTGCGCCCTGGTGCAATAGTGATTTCATCGCCTTCTACAAACTCATATTTAGCATTTGCCATTTTGTTTTCTCCTTTAGAAGTCTAAATTATCTCGCTAGAAGTGGATAAAGCAATCAGTAAAAACCCTAGGTGGTTTTTTATACAGGCCCTGGCGTAAATCTCACCTTGATGTATCCGCCTATCTCGCTTTTCATGTACGGGTGAATCCTGAACCGCTTGTCATTAACCCCAAGCGCATCTGCAAGGCCATCCCGCCCGCTCTTGAATGATGCCACCACGTTGTCGTCATCACGAGCGCGTCGATCCGGCGGGTAAATGTCAATCCACAGGTGCACGTCACCATCCCATGGAATAGACCGCATTCCAGCATTGATAGCTTGCGTGAAACACGCCATCCGGTATGCCTTCTTTACCTTCGCTACTACGCTCCAATGCAGGCGGGCATTAGGGCTTAGTTGCTTTGGAGGCCATGGAAGGGTTAGCTCTGTCACTTGGCATCCTTTAGGGTGTAGAGTGGCATCCATTTGTATACAGAGACAAACTTAGATTTGTCGTACAGGTATCCATGAATGTCCATATATGCAACAGGCTCTGCACTCAACTGGCTTGCAGCTCCTTGTGCGTATGCTTGGTGCAGTTGGTCGGCGGTGAAATATGGCACTTTCTCGCCCGCTTCATTGATCGCATAGCAAGGCTCCGGAAGCTCCATCCCTGCTAGTTTTTGCAAAATCAGCTTTTCAGCCGCCATGATGCAAGCGTTAACGGACTTTCCTCGCGCTGCTGGGTGCGACAGTTCATTGATTTCGTCGTTTGTCAGTATGCTCATTGCTACTCCTTTAGGTTGCGGATAGATTTTTCAATATTTTGACAAAGCTCAATTCCGTCTGCACCACCCAATATTTCCCATGGGCTATATCCATCAACATTGCAAACCTTGGCCGCAGCTTCCAGCGCTTCATTGCGGATTGATGCGTTCTCTTTCAGCAATCGCTCAATAGTTAACTGCATTCCTTCGATAGTGCGGATATGCGCTTGACATGCTAAACAAGCTGCTTTCATGCTAACTCCCATTCTTCACTTGTAGTGAGTTGTATCGCTTCATATGCGCTTCTAACTCGCTCGCAATGCCAGCTAGAAGCTCGTTTTTGTCCAGTTCCTTTGCCGTGTGCCATGCATGTTCCTTTTGATTGGCTTTGCACCAGTTGATTAGCTGGTCTAGCCATCGTTGGCGTATCGTTTCCACTCAAATCGCACCCCGCGCAATCCAGCCAAGCGCAAATGCAACGCCGCTCACACAGACAATGCCGATTGCAATCGTGATTTTGAAGTCACGCGATACTCTCACGGGGTAAATTTTGTATGTTTTCATGGTTCTATTGTCTCGGTTTCTTGCGGTTGTTCTATAGGTGTTTACCCTATGCCGTGTGCGGTTTCTATTGCCTTGGCTACTCTCGTAGCGTCAAAATGAGAAGAATCTCGCTTGCACGATATTGCTACGATTGAATTAATTTCATCATCCGTAA